TTCTGGTGTAAGGAGGGGGAGATTAGATGGCACTACAAAAAACAATCACAGACGAACGAGGTGTAACGGCTACCTACTTCCGTGTAATAGCGATCATTGAGCAGTATGTGACGGATTTCCCTGTGATAACGGTTCAGCTTTTGGGTTATACCGATGAAACATACAGGGAGCGAGAAAAGATGGAAGGAGGGCAATCCTTGTCCAATGCTTATAGGGAAGTGTATTTGGCTGCAAACGATGAGCAGGGCTACACGAGGGCGGATATTTACAAGCGGCTATCGGCAGAGATCCCTGAGTTTGCCGGGGCAAAAGAAATTTAAGGAGGAGCGTATGCGATTTACGATTGATAAGACCTTACTGGAGCAGATGATCAACTATCTGGTTACCAGACCGTACACTGAAGTAGCACAGCTAATCGCTGCTATTCAGCAGGACATCAAGGTGGTTGAAGAACAGCCTGAACAAGAATCGAACACATAACACCCGAAGGAGCCTTAAAGGCTCTATTTTTTATGGAGGGAAACATCATGTCGAAAAGAAAAACCAATCTCTCACTGGTCGGTTATGCCATATCTCGCCTGGGCACCGGCTATGTTTATGGCACGTACGGTCATGTGCTGACCGAATCGCTCATAACAGCTAAGCTGAAGCAGTATCCACTGAAAGTGCTGCCATACCTGTCTTTCATCCGTACCAACTGGCTGGGAAAGCCGGTGCAGGACTGTGTTGGCCTCATAAAGGGCCATTACTGGACCAATGACGACGGAAAGATCGTCTACAGGCTGGATGGTCTGCCGGATGTCTCGGCCAATGGTCTATACAACGCGGGCACCGAAAAGGGTCCGATTTCAACGCTGCCCGAGATCAAGGGCATTATTGTGTCGAAGAGTGGGCATGTTGGTGTCTATATCGGTAATGGCGAAGTGATTGAAGCGCATGGCACCAAATCTGGTGTCATCAAGACCCGACTGACAAGGGATATCAATGAAACCGGCTGGACTCGGTGGTTCAAGTGTCCTTACATCAATTATGTGAGTGAAGACAAGAGCAGCTATGTGGTGCAGCGGGGTGATTCGCTCTGGTCGATCGCCAGAAGGTTACTGGGTGATGGCAGACGGTATCTGGAGCTGGCCAAACTCAATGGCATTTCTGCGCCCTATACGATCTATGCGGGTCAGGTCTTGCAGATCGATGGCGTGCGGTTGTACACAGTAAAAGACGGTGACAGTCCGTGGCGCATCGCTCAGGTGCTACTGGGAGATGGCAGGCGGTACCAGGAGATTGTGGAACAAAATGGCCTGAAAGAGCCATACATCATTTATACCGGCCAGATCTTGAAAATTCCAAACAAGTGAAAGAAGGGAAAGTAACATGAACAAAGCAATGTTAATAAAAGATTCTGTGCTGGTAGCGCTTTCGGTTGCCGGCAGTTTTTTAGCCAGAACATTGGGAGGGTGGGATACAGCCTTGCAGACACTCATCATCCTGATGGCAATTGACTTCGTCACCGGCCTTCTGATCGCCGGCGTCTGGCAGAAGTCCAGTAAGTCTCAGACCGGCGCGCTCGAGTCCAAGGCTGGATTCAAGGGACTGATTCGTAAGGGGTTGATCCTTTTAGTTGTGCTGATAGGGGTGCAGCTGGATGCGATCCTTGGCCTGCAGGCGTTTTGCCGTACAGCGATTATACTGTTCTTCTGCGGAAATGAAGGACTGTCGATTGTGGAGAACCTGGGTATCATGGGCCTGCCTCTGCCGGACTTCATTAAGTCAAAATTTGAACAGCTCCGCGATATGGGAAAGCCAGACAGCAATATTCCAGACCAGTAAACGATACAAATAATCAACATGAATGCGCCTGCAGGGTTAACCGCCCTGTGGGCGTTTTTTTATTTTGAGGGTTCGATTCATCTTCCTTTTTCGCATATGGATAGGAGGACGAGAATATGAATCGAATTCAGAAAGAAAAAATCACCCAAATGCGCGGCGAAGGAGCCAGCTACTCTTCGATCTCGAACAAGCTTAACCTCTCAGAAAACACGGTGAAGTCATATTGTCGGCGTAACAACTTAGGTGGAAATGCAGTTCATATTGTTACTATAGCTTCGGGGCATTGCCAACAATGCGGGAATCAACTCTCCCCTTCTTCACAGCAAAAAACGAAGCGCTTTTGTTCCGATCAATGTCGGATGAAGTGGTGGCGCATTCACCCCGACATAATCAATAAGAAAGCAATATACCCCATGATCTGTTCATGTTGCGGAATCTTTTTTGAGAGCTATGGCAATAAGAATCGGAAATATTGTTCCCGGAAATGCTACGGCTTATCTCGGAGGGCATGCCATGACTAGAGAGTTGGCCATCATTCACTACAAAGCAGCGCTTTCGATCTTCATAAAGTGGCATTCGCAGGGAATCATCAATGAGGATGAACTGATGAGAATTGATACCATTGTTGCCCAAAAATACGCCATTTCTTCGTGCAGTATATATCGCAGTATTACTTGATAACCCTTCTTCACAGAGCGAATATATCACTACGAGGTGGGCTTCTGATGAATAAAATAATTACAAAAATACTAATATCGACAAGCCAGTTCCCTACCAGATGTAAAGTTGCTGCATATGCCAGGGTATCGAGCGAAAAGGATGCCATGCTTCATTCGCTTGCTGCCCAAGTCAGTTATTATCAAAACCTGATTCAGGTTCATCCCGAATGGGAGTTTGCGGGTGTGTATGCTGATGAAGCCATGACGGGAACAAAGGAAAACAGGCCTGAATTTCAACGAATGTTGAGCGATTGTAAGAGCGGGCTCATCGAAAAGGTCATTACAAAATCAATCTCACGCTTTGCCCGAAACACCGTCACGCTGCTAGAAACCGTTCGGGAACTGAAAGCAATCGGTGTTGATGTGTATTTTGAAGAGCAGAATATCCATTCCATGAGCGGAGATGGTGAATTATTGCTCACGATTCTCGCATCCTATGCGCAAGAGGAAAGCCTATCTGTAAGCGAAAACTGCAAATGGCGAGTTCGACAGAATTTCAAAAACGGTAGACCGGGGAATTTGAGGATATTGGGTTATGACCTCTCAGACGGTCAGCTCGTCATCAACCCGAATGAAGCGGCGATAGTGAAGATGATTTTTACGGATTATCTGGGTGGTATGGGTAAAAACGCGATCGTCCGAAAACTTCGGGCTCTTAATAGTCCAACAAAATCAAACGGCAAATGGATGATCAGCACTATCCACACCATTCTTCGGGATGAAAAATATACCGGTAACCTGCTACTACAAAAGACATATATCAAGGATCATTTGTCCAAGACGAAAATATACAATAACGGTGAATATCCGCAGTTCTATGTAGAAGACTCGCATGAAGCCATAATCTCTCAGAGTTTTTTCGATGAAGTGCAGAAAGAAATAGCGAATCGCGAGAAAAAATACATGCCTTTTCCCCAAACACCGGTGTTCTCGGAGTTCACCAGCAAAATCCAGTGCTGCTCATGCGGCAGTTATTTCCGAAGGAAACTCTGTAATGCCGGAACAAAGTATGTAAGTTATAAGTGGGTATGTTCGACCTATAATACTGAAGGAACAGACTGTTGCAGCATAAAGCCAATTCCTGAAGAGGTGCTCAAGCAGCTTTCTGCGGAAGTACTCGGGCTAGACCAATATGATCCGATTGTTTTTCCCGAGAATATTTCAGGCATATATGTTCCTCAGAATGGCACTGTTGAGTTTGTAATCAAAGATGGTTCAAGGATATCACGCACTTGGAAATACCGGTCACGCAGCGAAAGCTGGACAAACGATATGAAGGCGAAGGCTCGCATGAAAAGAAAGGAACGATGAAGAAATGGCTAATGTTAGGGTAATCCCGGCATCAAGGGATAAGCACATGACTCGTGATCCGCGGCAGTCCACGAATCGAAAAACGGCTGCCTATGCCAGGGTTTCTACTGACAGTGAGGAACAGCTTACAAGCTATGAGGCACAGGTTGATTATTACACCAAGCTCATCCAGCAACGACCCGATTTGGACTATGTCGGGATTTATACTGACGAAGGCATCAGCGCCACGAATACCAAGAAGCGCGATGGCTTTAACCAGATGATTGTTGACGCTCTGGATGGAAAAATCGATCTGATCGTTACCAAGTCTGTCAGCCGATTTGCCAGAAATACGGTGGACTCTTTGGTTACGGTGAGAAAACTCAAAGAAAAAGGCGTCGAGGTCTTTTTCGAAAAGGAAAACATTTACACGCTGGACAGCAAGGGGGAACTGTTGATCACGATCATGTCCAGCCTGGCTCAGGAAGAAAGCCGCTCCATTTCTGAAAATGTGACCTGGGGTCAGCGAAAGCGTATGGCTGACGGAAAGATCAGTCTCCCCTACGCCCATTTCCTTGGCTATGAAAAAGGCGAGGATGGCTTTCCCAGGATTGTCGAAACCGAAGCCAAAATAATTCGCATGATTTTTCGGCGCTTCATGGAAGGACAAACACCTTCATCCATCGCAAAATTCCTCGTTGATCAGGGTATCCCCTCACCTGCCGGCAAAAAAGTATGGCAGGTTGCTACCATTAAAAGTATCCTTTCCAATGAAAAGTACAAAGGCGATGCGCTTCTTCAGAAGAAATTCACGGTGGATTTCCTCACAAAAGTCATAAAGGCCAACGAAGGTGAGGTTCCACAATATTATGTGCAAGGCAGTCATCCCGCAATCATCGATCCGGATGAGTTTGACTCTGTCCAGGCAGAAATCGAACGGCGCAAGAATCTCGGTCGGCCGATCAGCAGCAATAGTCCATTTTCCGCAAAGATAGTCTGCGGCGAATGCGGCGGCTATTTCGGCGCTAAGGTCTGGGCGAGCACCTCCAAAT